CATAAAAGGCATCCCATATTGATGTCTGTGCCAGGATAGTGTAATCCTCGTCGTCCACCTCCAGACAATCCGGGACCGAATCCTCCTCTATGTCGAGATAGGCCACCGCCTCCAGGAGGTCCTCTCTGGTTCGGCTCTCCCAATAATCCTTGACCCATTGGATTTGATCCTGAACAGACCATTCAAAAAACCCCTCAGGCAGTTGCTCTGGGCTGAGTTTAAGCATCCCCTGAGCCAAAAACCTGATGTTTAAGCCGGGCTGGGTGCTCATGGCATCACCGCCTCGTTTTTGCCCGCCAAGGGTAAAAACTCCGGATAATCCTTGGCCAGTTTTTCTTGCAGGGCTTTCAGTCCACCAGTTTTGAGCAAGCCCTTTACCTCCCCCACGTCGATCACATCGCAGACGTATTGAGGTGTCGGGGTAATGCCCGGCCTGAAATGCATGGTAAAGGCTGGGTTTCCATAATCAGGGACGGTTTCTCGGTCAAAGGGAATCCCTGCGTCTACCAAGGCTTCTTCGATTTCTTCGAACTCACCCCATCGGGCCTCATAGGATACCAGGGTAAAGATTTCGTCCACCACGCTGTCCTCGGTTTCGTGTTCCTGAATGTACTCGTCGATCATCGCCTTAATTTCTGGCGTGATCAGGTGCTTGGGAACATATAAGGTTGCTCCGTAGTAATCAGCCATTTAGGGCCTCCTCCTCTATGGGATCAGCCAGATCCTGAATCCCCTCAAGTAGATTTAAGATGCCGTCTCTTTCCGGGCTGCTGATACCCAACCCTGCCAGCCAGGTTATTTGCTTGGAAAGCAGATCCAAGTCAACGCTGATAACTCCATATTCAGAGCGGTCACAATTCATCAGGCTTGCTATTCTTTTTGGCTGTACCATAAACCGCCTCCCTTACCCTTCCCCGAAAGGATTTAACGATTCTTCTTCCACCTCTGCATCGAAGTGCATCTGGGCCATGTGAATGATGTAATCCGGTTCGATGTCGTTCTCCCGGGCCAGGTGCAGCAGGTCCGCCACCAGGTCATAAATGCCGGTGGTCAAATCGATGCCCCCTGATTCAATGTCCTCTTTGAAAACGGCCATGACCGCCTTTTCACCTGTCGCAGCCCTTTCGTTATTGGTCAAAATCAAGTTACCTGCTGCCCGGTGGACAACATCGCCCGCGGCCCAGTTCAACAGTTCAGCCCCCACCTTCCGGGCGGTTTCTTTGTCGATAATGGCGCTGCCCCGATATGCCCCAGCCGGTCCGCGGATGTCGAGAGAAAGACAGCACGGCATTTGAAAATCGGGATAGAGTTCGATAATCCCATGAGATGTTTTGCCGTTTTTCCGATTGGAGTTAGCCCCAAAGCCATCTTTGCTGGTATCGAAGGGAATTTGCAGCATGGTCATGCCTCCTTTACAAAATGCGGTTCAAATTATTCCTTAAAGGCCGGAGGCGTCCGGCCCCTCAGGGTTAGCTCAAGTCGATCATCCGCTTGTAATTCCCGGAGATGGCATTCACGTCCTCGGTCTTGGAAGCCACCGCGGCCACCTGGTCGGCTAATCCCGCCAACTCAGCTTTGAGGGCGTCGTTGTCCTTGAGGGTCTTGATGTCCACCCCGTCCAGGCCGGCCTTCAGCTTCGCCAGTTCCTCCTCCAGAGGCTTGTAGCCGAAGATGTTCATGTCCCGGGACCAATCGTGGAGCTTGCGGACCTTCTCCAGCGAGTCGTTGCGGATGACCTTCCCCTCCCGCATTTTGAGCGACAAGTCGGCCACCACTTCCCGGATGGTCTTCATGTAGTCCAGGAAGGCCAGCTCGACGGCCTCTTTGCACTTGGCCTCCAGCTCGGCCTTGGCCCGCTGGTAGGCCTCGATGACTTCCGGGGCGCTGGTCTTGGAGGGGGGCTCGGCCGCCTTGATCTCAGTGATGGTCCAGAAGAAATCGAATTTCCGCCGCAGGACTTCCCGGGGGGGATAGTGGGGCCTCATCAATTCCCAGGAACCGGGATGCTTCGATTCGCAGAAGGCTTTCCACTCATCCCGGATGGCGTCGTACTTCTCGCAGAACTCGTCGGCCAGGGCCAGGTATTCTCTCTGCACCTGGGCCAGCCTTTCCAGGGTCTGGGCCAGCCTGCCTTTGGGAGAGCACCGCACCCATTCCAGCACGAAATCGTAGGTGTTTTCGTTTAAGACGCGCCGCCCCTCACTGATCTTGCGGTTGAAAGCCTGGCGCCATTCGGCCGGGTAGAGTTTTTTGTTCCCCAGGTGGAAGAACTCCGGGACCTGCTCCATCCCCAGGTCCTCTTTGGTGAGGTTCACGATTCCGGGCCAGCTTTTGGTGCAGAGCTGGATCGCCACCAGTCCGTCAAAGCCGTTGTCATTCGATTTCTTTGTGCTCATGGTCATGCCTCCAGAAAAAGATAAAGGCCGGACAATGCCGGCCTTTTGTTGCGGGAACCCGTTCATCCCTTATGTTTCTGTTGTTGACCTCAATTTAGCTTGGTTCAGTTATTATTCAGAAAAAAAAGACCTAGCAGCTCAAATTCTGCCAGGTCTCCGGATTTGCTTAATCGCGATTAATTTTATTAATTCCCGTCTGCTGCTCCAATAGAGGCTTTCTTTTTATGTAGGTCTTGAATAAGACCTTGAAGCCTCTCTAAAATTACTTGGATGTCGTATCGTTCCATAAGAACCGCTAAGTCGCTACTAAGATCTTCATTCATTAATGTCCCCGATGGGACCGTTAAGATTTTAGCGATACGTGAGAGAATTTTCAATGAAGGGACTCTCTCTCCTCTTTCAATCATGGAAATGTGTGAAGTGGAAACTTTGCAGGCTTTTGCCATTTTTTCTTGGGAAAGCCCTTTTTCAAGTCTTAATTGCTTAATTTTCTTACACGAAATGACGTCAGGCATATCGCACGCTCAAGTTGGAAAACGGTTGTTTCCACTACGGGGAACTTTAGAGATTTCTATGACCCCCAAAGCGGCTGACAAATTGGATAATCGATATTTGTTTCATAGCGACTCCTCCTTTGTCAGCGATTTTATATTTAGGCTGATATATTAAACAGCCACTGTATAATCTCATAAACCTTTTCAGCCACGCTTACCATTTGTGTTAAAGAAGCAACCCTATCATTCTTTTTGTTGGCCGCCTTATCGGCCATTTCAGAAATGTCTTGTTCCGAGTCGTTCATAAATTGCTCGGAAATTTCGAGTTGCCGTCTCATAAGTCTGATTTCGATGCATTCCGCCCGAAATGACTTATGTTTTGCCAGTCGCGCTTCAAGGTCCGTGAGAAATTCTCTGAGTTCCCTGAGTGAGCGGGATATATTCTTCATTTTACCTCCTCCTTTCAGATCATGTATTTGAAAGTCGGTAGGGAAGACATCCGCCCACTCGCAGCGATATCCTGCAAACTTTTATTTTTTGCTTACCGCCTCATTAGCCACCCCCTGTTCGGTTTTCTTATTTTTCGCCCGCCTCCCTCCGAGCTATAATTTCACTTTAAGTGAAATATTGTGTTTGTCAAGGGAAAATTAATGAGTATATAAATTTTTTTGCAATCCTCTTTCAACCCATTTAAGGCAGCTGCCCAGAACTGGTTGAAAGTAATGAGGGTTTTTACTTAAAGAGGGCTGTTTCGATTTCATCGACCCGCTCCGAGTCCACGTCGTCCACCCCTTGAAAGACATAAACCGGGTTTCCCTCGAATTCCTTGATTCTCTCATCGTCTCCGCCTTCAGTATCAAAGTCCAGGACCATGACCTCGATGCCCTCCTGGTCGGCCATGATGTGTTGAATCAGGCCGCCGTCCATCGTGATGACCACTCTTGCCATGAGCCCACCTCCTCCTTAACCGCACCAGGGATTATGATTAAGCTCCTCGAACCCCGGGGCCGGAGGGCCAAGGGTCGAAAGAATTTGATCGGCTTCCGGGGTCCACCAATCAGTGGCCGCCTTGCCGTCCGGAGAAAAATCCAGGGCGATTTCTTCATGCTTTTTGTTTGGCATTGGTCCGCACCCCCTGAAAATATTCTGGTTTGTTCTGGCGGTTCGACACCACGCCCAGGGCCTTCTCGAAATGGCCCATGGCCTCATCGCAACCCTTGCCCTGGAATCCCTTGCCTTCCATTTTGACCTCGCCGTCAGGGGCAAAATCCAAGATAATTTCTGTTGCCATGCCTTATCTCCTGCAGACCAGCCGGATGCGGCCGTCGCCTTGTTTTTCTTCAGTGACTCGATAGCCCTTCTTCTTGGCTTCGGCTTTGGCTTTCTCTACCCCGTAGGACTGCTTGAGCTTTCCCAGCCAGGAGTCGTTATAGCCGTTTTCCTTCCGGTCAAAGTCGGAGATATGAGCCCGGTATAAACCATCCGAGTACTGCTGGAAACCGATGTCGTTGGCTGCCATGCCCACATGCTGCCGCCGGATGATGATGTGGGCCTGCTGCTCTCGCTTATCTCCCTGGTAGCCGTAAAGAGCCTTGGCTTCCTGGTGGACCTCTAACTTATCCGGACCAAAACCCAAACGCCCCAACGCGGCCACCAGGGCCGCCTTGTCCCGAAACTCAACCTGCACTTCTGAGTAGTGGCTCATCAGTTTCCTCCCTCCGGGCCGACAATGCCCATGATCTTGATTTCAGATTGGATGCCCACGTTAAGCAGTTCCTGGACACAGGCGTCGATATCACCCTCATGCAGGGCCTTTGCCCTGGCGGTAATTATGAGCCATGCCCATTTTGGAAGGCTTATCGGGACCGGAACCTCGATGATTTGCCGAGTTTCTTCGCTGATCTCCACGGCCATCATAACTGCACCCTCCTCTTCCCCTTGACCTCTTCCAGGACCGGCTTGCTGGCCGGGATGGTCCGGGCCCGTGCCCATTCCCTGAGACGGTCCATCTGGTCTTTCTGTGACCGGGAAATGGGGATGACGAACCGGGCTGCCGCCGAAAGATCCCCGCCGTTGTAAGCGGCCTCGATGGCCACCTGCCGGATTTCCGCACCACTGTAGCTGTCCAGGTCCGGCATTTTGGGGAAGTCGAGGTTTTTCTTACCCATAAACTGCCCCAGGTAAATCTCCAGGATGTCGTAACGCTGCTGAAGACCAGGATTCTCCACAAAGAAGATAGCGTCCCACCGGCCCATCCGGGTGTATTCCGGGGGGAGCTTCGAGTAATCGTTGCAGGTAGCGATCACGAACACCTCAGAGGTGTGGTCGTTCAGCCAGGTTAAGAAGGCGCCCCCCACCCTTTGGGTCGTGCCGCCATCCGTGGAAGACCCGCCCACCCCGGCCAGCCCCTTCTCGATCTCGTCAATAAAGAGGATGCAGGGCGCCATGGCGTCCACCACCTTCAGGGCTTCCCGGATCTTCGCTTCCGATTCACCAACCAGGGAGCCAAAGATTTTACCCATGCTCAAGGAGAGGCAGGGCCAGCCCACCTGATTGCCCAGAGCCTTGGCAAAGTGGCTCTTACCAGTCCCCGGGATTCCCAGGAGCAGGATCCCCCGGAAAGGCAACCCGGGGCGCCGCTTCTCGAACCGGCCCAACGTCCAGTCCTTGAGGTTCTCCAGGCCGCCCAGGGTTTCAAAGGTTTCCTTGAACTGGCTGAACTCCAGGGCCGCCGACTTCTTGACCATCTGGGCCTTTAGCTCGGTGATGGTTTTGGGGTCGAAGCATTTCTGCCGCACCAGGGCTAACGCCATGGCGTTCTCTGCTTCCTCCCAGGTGAGCCCCTGAGCCGCATCCAGGACCATGTCCTCATCCCCGGCCTTGACCCCGGTGCTATCCTCCAGGCCTGCCAGGATTCCCCTCAACTCTTCCCGGGTGGGCAGGGGAAAATCCAGAACCACCACCTCCCGCTCCAGTTCCGCGGGCAACTCAGCGTCCGGGGCAACCATGACCAACGTGATCCCCTTGGCCTTGTAAACCGGCAGGTTGTTTTGAATTGCCTGGATAACCGGCGGCTCCTTAATAAAGAAATGGTAATTTCTCAGGAACCACACCGATTTTTCTTTGCCCCTTGCCGCCGCATTAGGAAGGTCAAAGGGGTCGCACTCTTGCCACTCCGCCCCGTTGCCCAATTCCCGATAGCCCCTCACGATGTCCCATTGATAAGGGGTCCTGCCGTTGATCTTCTTGACCATGGAGCCAATGAACCGCTCCGGCTCATGCGTCCGTACCATAAGGACCGGGTAACCGGCCTTCAGATAATCGGTGATCATCGTCTTGTCTCCAGAAAAGATGGTTTTACTTAAAGGTTGTCAAACAGGCTCGGATCCCGCAGTTCCGGGACCGTCACTCCCAGGTGCTTCTCCAGCCATTCGGCCACCAGGCGCCGGTGACAGAATTTGCCCGGAGCCTCCCAACAAATGAGGATGGAATTTTTCCCCAGATCCTCGTAAACCTTCCGGGGGTCCAGGTTGTCCAGGATCTTCTGATACTCTTCCCGGTAGGTGTCCTCGTCCATCTTTAGCATCTCGCGCCGAGGGGCCAGGGCCGGGTAGCTGCGGCCCCGGTACCACCGCGGGGCCCGGAGGGCGATAGAGACGCTACTGCTCCCGAAGCCGTCTTGTTGGCTGCATATTCTTGAGAAGTTACTGGTTTGCACCCCACCTCCTTTCGGGGCGCCCCGTCCTCGTGCCTTCCAGGACGCCCCGGGCTATGGGTTTAATCACATAAGCCCTACGCGAGTTATTTGAATTGGTCCAAGAGCGTCCAGCCCACCTTGTCCTCGCCCAGGCGGTCGGAGATCATGCCGACCATCTCATCTTTGGTCATGCCCGGAAGATCAATAATGAGCTTGAGGCTTCTGGCTATCCGCCGCACCTTGGCCGCCGGGAGCTTTTTTAATTGGGATATGGTCATCGTCGTTGCCTCCAGTCGGGATATGAGTAAGGCACTCAAAGAGAGGCACGAATCCGCCAGACTCGCGCCCCGTCGTTCAGAGCCTCACTACAATTTTTGTTAAGGGTTATCAGCTTCACGCTTTGCTCGCCGGCCGCTTGAACATTGTCCGCCGTTCTCGTTCCCTTCCTTCCTGGAGTTTCCGTCGCTCCTCCACCTCCAGGCCGCTTGCGCTCAGGATTGATTCAGGTTTCCGCTGTCCCGCACATCTCCGGGTCCTCTCTGCGCTTGGTATAAGGAGACCAAAAACCAGGGTATCTTTTAGGAGGGTCCCTACCTCCAGGATTCGTCTCGGCCAATCCATAAGTCCGTGAGCTTCTTGGTTTCCTGCCAGAGTGCTCAGTCCTCAGCAGTTTTCCGGTCCTGCTAACCTACCCGCCTTTTCCAGTTTGACCCTTGAGCCGGGGAGGCCTCGCTCGCCCTCCGGGTATCCCAGTTTCGGGAATCCATTGCGCCTTGAGCTGCGCCTCATTTGCAATTTCGCTTTTCCCGTAGGATTGCCAGAGTTGCTATCCTCTTTCTGATTGTAACCAGCGCTGCCTTCTGTTTTGTGGGGGGTTCTATTAGGCTCCCGGACTCCCCCCCGGGGAGCGCTGCTGGTTACGGCTTTTGCGCCTTTACTTTATCCTATAGTTGCGTCCTCCTTTATTACCATGATTTGTTATTGTTATTTAGTTTTATCCTATAATATTACGCACCTATGTAAAGAAGTTTATTCTCACAATCGCAGGTTTATTCTCACAATCCTAAGTAGTGTTTAGCATTGTAATTAACGTTACTTCAGATTAAGGACAAATCTCACCGCTCCCAACTGTTATTGGGTTTTATAAGGATATTATTTATGGGAATCAGTAACGCTGCATTAAGGTCTAAACAACATGTAGCGCCATATCGAACTCTTTATAAATCAACCCTTCCGAACTTGGCATCATGCACAGGTACTCCGAGAGCCATGTTTGTTTTGATACCTGCCGCTTTTTGGAAATTGCATCATCGATCCGATAGTACCCGTCGGCATGGCGAGCCCGGCCCTGGCATTCATCCCACAGGTCGCAAGTCTCGCAATCTCGGCCATCGCACCGCTCCAGCACGTCAAGGATGCACCACTTGTAAAGCTGGTAGCCCCGGGCCGGGGCCTCTTCCACGACCGACTGCATGAGGCCATAGGTCTTGTGCATGGTGGAGTAGATATGCGTGCTGGCCCGGTGCCCCCGCTTACTCATGGGGATGGACAAGGCGGCCTCGTAAATCCGGGGGTCCATCTCATCAATCTCATCCAATTTAAGTTTCTGCGGGTGCGCCCCGCGAACGCTCTTAGATGAGGCCGTGAGAATCTGGATGTTCGACAGGTTGCCCAGGACCGTTCGTTGTGCCAGCATGTCGCCGCGCAGCAGGTATCGGAAATCCTCGGTCACCATGCCCCAGCCGTCCCCCTCGCCGGTCAAGTGTTCGTACATGCGCTTGCTCTGTTCCAGAGACCCGCCTAACACCTTGGTGGCACACCCGGTCTTAAACACGGTATCCAGCCAGGTAGCCAGGGCGCCCAGGAGGGTTTTGCCACCGCCGCGGTTGGCCCAGCAGACCGAGTCCTGGACCACCTCAAAGAAGCTGTCCACGATGTACTCGGCCGGCGGGGTATGTTCGGGGCAGACCTGGGCTCGGGGAACGCGTAACTTCCAGAAGGAGTCGATAAATTTCAGCAGTTCCTCGGCGCCATCGAATCCTTCGCACCGGTAATGTTCCAGGAGGCCGCGCTTCATGTCTCCCGGGTCAATGTCGGCCAATTGGAGGTTCATAAGGCCCCGCCGCCATGCACCCAGTATGCCAAAGCTCGCAAATGAGACAAAAAGGGGGTACGGTTACACGCGCCACCTATGGGTAAAATACGGGCGATTCGTGAGGCAAGGTAATTGGTGAGGTGGGTTCGTGTTCGTTGAAATACAGACGTTAGGCGACCCCGGGAAGCGTTGATATGGTAAGGGTTTACCGATTTAGGGGCATTGTGGAGAATATTAGTGGGGAAAGTGGGTTCTATAGCCCTCAAAGTGGGGAATAGGGTTCCTATATAGGGGGCAAGTGGGGATAGCACGTTTTTATTAAAATTGTCGTCCATTTTTGTAAGTTTAATAAAATTCATGTCTAGTCTTTTTTTTCGCCATAATCATTGATCAATTTCACGAGGTCGAGAACAGCTTCTCTTATAGACTTCTCTTTATATGGTATGTCTATGATCTTAAGCTGGTCTGCGACCTTTTCGATGAGACCGGCTCCCTGCATGAATTTGATATACTTTTCCTTCAGGGCGATAATGTTCCTCATGCAGGCCACTTTCACAAAAGGGTTGGTGGCCGTTCGATAGGCTCTCCATTCCATCCGGAGCGCCTGCTCGTAACTCCTGATTTCACGCCCCAGGACTTCCGCCTGATCCACCGCTTTGGAGAGGGCCCGGTCGAAGGCTTTACCGTCCTCTTTGTCACGTCGCACCTGTCGTTCTGAAATCCCGTAAAATTCTGAAATTTCGGACACTTTCAAGCCGCTATCGAAGAGGTCCTGGATCTCCCGGATGCGCTGCTGCCGGCGCCTCGAAATGGGCGGAATTTCCTTCGGGGCGTTGGGGGTTTCGGACAGTGTCATCGTCCGCCTTGCCAGCCGGCATAGAAATATCGGAGACCATCCGGCCCGTGGTGCGCCCCTTTCCCGGGCTCATGCTTCTCGTACTGACTCATCTCCACCAGCATCTCCCGGGGACAGTTCCGGGAGAAGACCAGGCCACTCGATCCCTTAGTGCTCCTGGAATACTGAAGCCACCTCTTGACCGTTTCATGGCCCCAATGCACCGATTGGCGAGGACCCAGGATGTCCACGCCGAAGGCCAGGGAATAAGCCCGGAGCATATCCGGGGCCGATGGATCCCCCCAGCCTCCCGTGAGTTGGCCGTAACCCCGGGCCTTATGAATCTCCAGGGCTATCTTTGCGTTCTCGTCCGGGGTCCTGAGCACCTGGTAGTGGGCAAAGAGCACGATCACCCGCTCCATCTTCCGGTCCGGCTGGATCCAAAGAGTGACGTTTGGGTTGCGGAAGCCCTTGTCGATCCCCAGAAAGAGGTCGCAGTCGGGGGCGTAGTAGGGGTCAGGGGTCATCGGAGCGCCCGCCCACAAGCACGACACCTATCCGGTGCTTGTTTTAGACCATGTTGTTTTAATAATTTTTTAATCTCGGCTAATGTTTTTTTGCCACAGTTTTTCATTTTCAATAATTCCTGGCCTGACATGTTGGCTAAATCGGAAAGCGTTAAGGTCCCTCCATCTTTATTTGGGGATAGGGTGGCCTTGTCATAGAGCATTCGTCTCAAACAGCCGCTGGCTCTAGTGGAAAGGGAGTTGATTTCTTTAAATACTCTAAAAAAATGGCCGTCGAGGGCTCTTATGGTAATTTCATCGCTCATTTCTTCATATCCCCCGGCTTGATCCCGAACTGGTTAAGGAGCTGTCCTGCCGCCTCTTTCTTCAGGACGCTGTCGGCCAAATGACTCAATGAACCGTCCGGCAAGATGACCCCGTTGCCCCTCAAAACTTTCCAGCCCTCCATGACTTGACAGATGTCCACCTGCGCCAGTTCCGCCCACCCCTGGAAATCTATCCTGGTTTTCTGCCAGAGGGCCTCCAGGTCCACCTCCTGGCCTGGGGGCGGAGAGTCCGGGAGCTGTCGCTCCACCTTGGGCCAGGCTGCGGCCATGGACATCAAGATGGGGTCCCGGACCATGAGGGCCACCCCCTGGTAATTCTCGGCGGCCCGGTGGATTAGGAGGGCATCATCCCGCCTCATGCTGCCTGCTCCGGACCCTTTGCCTCTTCCACCGTCATCATTTGCTCCAGGCCGATCCTGGCCAGTTCCAGGAGTTTCAGGAAAGCCGCGGCGCTATTCTTGATCACGCACTTCTTCTTGATCTTGACCACCAGGTCGAAGAAGGCGTCATAGGTGTCCAGGTTTGCCAGGTAAACCGCGTCCGCGGAGAAGGCCACCGCCGTTTCCTTGAGGAGTTCGTCTAGGCTCTGGATCTCCTCAGGTAAGAACATGAAGTTGGCCAGCTTATATTGGAGGCGCTGCTCGGAAATGGCCGAAAATTGGATTCCTTCCAGGGCTTTGACGGTATCTGAATCCAGCCCGGCGTAGAGTTTGGCCTGAACGTTGCCAATGCTCTCCCATAACTCCTTCAGGATCACCAGGTCGTCCTGGCCGGCGATGGCGTTGTGGGAGAGCTGGATCCCCAGCTTCTCGTCCGCCGTCTTCTCATCGGCTACCACCATAACCAGAAGCTGTTCTACCCCGGCCTGTCGGGCCGCCATGGTGCGATGGTTTCCGGAGAGGACCAAGAGCTTGCCGCACTCCTCCCGGTAGCAGAGGGGCAGGGAGGAAAGGTTGCCATCCTTACGCACGTTCTCCACCAGGGACTGAAATTGCTCGGCCTTCATATAGCGGGCGTTCTTGTCCAGGAGCTTCAGCTCTCCCGGGTCCACCAGCTCCAGCCGGTAGGGGAACAGGCCGGCCAGCTTCTCGTTAAGGAGCTTTAGGATTTCTGATATTTCTTCAGCCATAACGGGATGACCTCCTCCAACCCTCTAATTCCCAGGTCGGTTTCATAGACCAGCTTCCCGGGATCTCGCCGGGCCAGTTTAAAAAGCCCCCGGTATTTCATGGATACCGGCTTGTCGGTAAAAACCATCGTCCTGCAGGTGGGAAGCTCGTCAAGGAGATGCTCCTCCATCATCCGCCTGATCTCCTTGCTCTGAATCACCAGGAGGAGGAGTTTCGCCAGCCTCGAGTACCGGGTCGAATCTACGACGAAATCCGCCAAGAGATAGACATCGCCTCTCCCCTGCATCCGGGCAAAGATCAGGAAGCCGAAGACCTTCCCATCCACAGCCACCGCAAAGGGAGCTTCTCCATCGGCTGGGATCCCCACACCTTTGGAAAGGTAAACGTCCCGGAAATAATTGACGATGGCGTTGGTGGTGGGTGCTATGGTGAGCTTGGAGCCCGGGGTAATCTCGTCCTGGTCCGACAGACGGGCAAAGGGCACGAACTGGGACCGCCGCTGCTGTTTCAGGACCGCCAGCCGCAGGGCAGCCATGTTGGAATAGATGTAGACTGGCTTCATCCTGGCCTTGCGTACCACGGCCACCATGGGCAGGCCCGGGTACTGCCGGTCATCCAGATAAAGGTAGTCACGCTCCATCATCTTCATAATGGTGCGTTTCTTCCTGTCCTCGTCGATCATCTCGTAGTTGGGCTCGTCCCATGCGAAGATCTCACCCAGGCGCTTGAACATCCGCTCATAGCCGCCGGCGTAGGTGGGCAGAAAGGCGATGACCACCCCGTCTTTCGGGATCTCGTCCAGTAGATCGAAAATATCCTTACTGGTGTAGCCTTCCAGCCGGACCCCCTGCTTCCGCTCCCGGAGCTTCTCGACCGTGGATTGGTGAAACTGGGAGAAGTTTTTGCAGTAGTGGGCCCAATGGCGGGCCTTGAAGATGTTATTCGCCTTCTCGTATTTCAGGGCCTCCAGGAGGACCATCACGGTGGCGGCTTTGCCTTCCCCGTCCTCCATGAAGGCTTCGAGCCATTGATAATCTTCTTCCCGGACAGTGAGGTTAAAGGGCTGGTCGGCCAGATAGGCCCCCAGGGCGCCGGAGTAAAGAGAAACGTCGTTGCCCCAGATCCGGGCCTTGGGAGCGTAACGGGAAATGAGTTGCTCCACCGTGAAGTTGCCGGAGCAGCCCACGTACACCTGCCGGCCGTCAAAGGCGGGGCCGTTATTCCCCAACCATTTTCGGGTTTCAGCGTTTATGGAACCGATGAAGGCCATCTATCCTCTCTTGGAAAAGACCTTAAAATGCTTTATAATTGACGGCACAGGAGGACAGTTCCCATGGGTAATACCGAAATCTCCCAAAAGGCCGTCCCTTCAAAAGGAAAGCCGCAGAATGCTCAGGCCGCCGCCGGTCTCCTGTTGGTCTCCAACCTTGGCTGGAGCGCCGAAGAGGCGAAGGAAACGCGGGCCCGCCTGGGCGCCTTGGAAGAAGACTGGGACACCCCGGGCATGGAGGATTATGACCACCTATAAACGGGGGGACGTGATCCTCGTCAAATTCCCCTACTCGGACCTGGTCAGATATAAAAAGAGGCCGGCCCTGGTGGTCCAGGACGAGACCGTCGAAACCGGGTTGAGCCAGAGGGTCGTGGTTCAAATAACCTCCAACCTGGACCGCACCGGAGATACCCGGGTGCCGGTCAAGAAAAATAGTCCCGACGGCCAGGCCATGGGGATTCTCTCGGATTCCGTCATCGTTGCCGATCATCTGGCCACTGTCCTCCCCAGGGAAATCGACAAAGTGATTGGCCGCTGCACCTGTATGCCAGAGGTTGAAACAGCCTTGAGACGGGTGCTCGGCCTCTGATTCTTCCTTTTCCACCAATCCTGATCTGGAGCGGGTCGGTTGAATCGAACAACCAGCACCACCTGGTCGATGATGCCCTCACCACGAGTCCCCGCCT